AATTAAAGAAGGTAAATCAACTAGACCTATTAAGGGTGGTAATAAGAAAATGGGTACTAAGCCAGGTAAAGGTGCGGTCGACCTTAATTCAAAAGAGGCACAAGATATTCAAAACACTGGCAGCGAGGGTAATACAGATCCCGTTTATGAAATTGATGGTGTTAATGAGCCTGTTGATCCTAAAAAGACTAAAGGTAAGCCTAATGCTTATGAGCCAGAAAAATATAGTTCTGAAAAATTTGATGAAAAAGTTGAAAAAGACTATAGGGAGAGTATAAATATTAATATGAAATCTGTTTTTGATAAATTATTTGAAGAGGTAATGGACGGCCAAGAGTCAAACGAAGAACTTGACGCACTTGGTATTGAAACTGGCGATGAAGATGCTGGTGAAGATTCTAACGAAATTACTATTACATTAGACAAAGATATGGCAAAGCAACTTTGCGATATTTTACAGGCAGCAATGGGCGATGAAGAAGCCGATGATGATGCTGAACCTGAAGATATGGAGCACGAAGATTACGAAGAGATGGAAGAGCATGAAGATGGTGAGCATGAAGATGAAGATGAGCTTGAAGAAGCTACAGAGCTTACAGCAGTACCTGATTCAGCTGGCCATTCACTACAATCTAAGAAAAACACAGTTGGTTCTGTTAAAGCTACTACCGGTAAAGCGGATGGTAAGGTTAAAGGCCAAAAAGGTGATGAAGAAGGTAGCAGCAAAGGTCACAAATTAATGAGCAAGGACAATAAAGTCTCTACTAAAAATAAGGTTGGACACTCGCTCTTCGCATAAAACGTAAAACAAGATTTAAAATTAGCTGCAACACATGTGTTGCAGCTTTTTTTTGCTTAAATATTATTATGGATAGCTTTTCTGATTATCATACCAAGCATAGGCATAGAGGTACGGGGTTTACAGATACTGATAAATCATATCAGCGTAAGCGGGTAAACTTAATGCCTGACTATATGAAGAAGGATCTTTCTAAAAATCAGAAGATCGAAAAATTAAAGGATAATAAAGGAATGGCAGTCTGCTCCCCTATAGATCTTAAATATATCCGCGATACATTTAGAATAGTACCTCATAAAGACAAAACCCAGACACTAGGTAAGACAGGTATACAGCTATCTTTTGACCCAAAGACTAATAACTTTATTTTACAAAAATGAGTATAAAATATGATAATAATTGCTTTCCAGGTATTGTAACGTCTGATGAAACATGCTTCAGATTTACTGATAAGAGTAATGCAAACTCTCCTAATGAGCGATTATTGTTTAGTAATTGGTGGAGAGAACAAATAAATCAATTCGGTACTCAAGTAAGTTATTTTGTTAATACCTTTAATACTCTTAGTGCTGATAATATATACGGTTAGCAGCAACGCTTAATGATAATGCGATAACATTATCACAATTTGGATTTCAAAGCGATGATGATGTTACAGCGTATATACATATATCATCATTTGAAACAACATTTAGCGACCTCACTAGTGTATGGTCGACACAGCACGATATTATAGAGCCTAAGGCTGGCGATGTCTTTCAATTAAGTGAATTTGGTAATGATAGACCTAATAATAGACAAGCTAAATATTTTGAAATAACTCAAAAGCTAGACCAAGATATAGCTTCTATGAATCAGTTAGGTGGTCATTATGTTTTTCTTATAAAAGCTAAACGACTTGACTATAGCTTTGAACCTAACATACCATTCCCACTATCTGGTGGTAATGCGCAAGTATTTGAGGGTGAGTTTGCTGGGAGACAGGCTGGTGGCGTTAACGCAGCTACAGAGAGTAAGAAAGATAATTACGATGAATACGATATTGACCAGAGTAGTAAAGATGTCTTTGATATGTCATCAAATGATGATGTATACGGTGACTACTACTAGAAGCTGCCTAAAAATTCATCAGCCTCTTTTACCGTTTTAAAGATAATATTACTGTCTTTACCTTCACATTCGAAGATATAATTTATTCCACACGTATCTTTAGAAATATTCTTTAAAGTATATGTCTTACCTCTCTTAAAATACCTACCGTGGGAAGAGGTATTATTTATAAATTGACTACCAGGAATATACTTCATCTTCTTTACCCTTTAAAGATTTATCAATATTATATTTCATATCTTCAAACCGCTCGTCGATATATTTCTGGAAAAATATAGGTTTTATCCACTTACTATCACGTTCAGTGTCCATCCCCATTCTTTCAGCAGCATCAGCTGCTACATTAACACCATACATTAAGCACGCAAATCTTGCTACGTAATCTAAGTTATCTTGTTCTAGTTCATTTAGCGGCTTATCCACCAACTCTTTTTCTACCTTCTTACTCATATATTATTATTATATTATAGTTCCGTTCCTATTTTTCTATTAGTAATCTTAAGATTAAACCTAATAAGAAGTGACGGTTATCTGCAGTATCTGTGGACATCTGTAATATACTAATAATACCATCAACCTGCTGTTGTAGAACCTTTTTCGTTTTACTATTAATGATACGTTCTATCTTATCGTCATTAATTGTTTTAGTAAGATTCAAGGTTTCTATTTCTCTATATAGACCTTCCTTTAATATATCTAAATTATTTAGTTGTCTATTACCTCTCTTTACTTGGCCGAGTTTAAACATCTCTACCTCTTCTGAATAAAGCGTCGAAATAATTTTTGTTATAATATCATCTATATTAACAGTATCTTGTTTTGTGATGCCAATTGTAGAAGGTGCTACCTCAGTTGTTATATCTTCTAATTTATCCATTATTTTTCAAAGTAAATAGGATCAGTGGTTAATATGGTATTTAAAGTTGCGACAGCTGTAAAGTTCTTACCGCACTTTTCACACTTATATACATTTTTTCGATCAAACCGAAAATCGACAACTTGTTTATTTTCTTCATCACACGGGCAATTAACTTCAACAAGATTTCTAGTCGATTCCTTAATCTGTACAGTTCGTATCTCTTCGAACTTCCGTGTAAGCTTATTTGAATATATTTGCTGAAATAATAAAAAGCCAACAATCTGAATTAATGACGCTAACGTAAAGACCAGCCAAAAATTATTCTTGAAGATTAATCCAATAATTGTACTAACAGAGATCGTTAAAAAGATTGAAACAAAAAACTTACTTAACATTACCCTTTATTTTAGCTAATGTTTCGTCAAAATCAACTAATAATTTGGTCATGTCCTTCAATACATCTTGTAGCTCTGACAGCTGGGGCTTCTCAAACGTAGGATTTTCTTCTGCTACTTGTATAAGTTGATGCACATTCGATATATTAACGAATGCATCGCCTATGGCATGCTCTATATTATCAATAGGATACAGTTTATTTTTACCTATATTATCGTCATTATTTTTATGATGTGATATATTATTAACTGTTATAGGGCCTTGATTAGCTATTTCAGAGCTCATACCTGATGTCTGTCTCTGCACGTCATACATTTGATCGTCTTCAAATAATCGTTGTTTCATGTATATATTTATACGTTTTGCCATAAATATAAATATGAATGAGTATTCCAAGAGATTTGCAAAAATTTTAGAACAAGATGAAGAGTTGACGGATGAGTTGACCGACGGTGAAGCTTTAGATTCTGAATTACAGGATGTAGCTGCAGATGAGCTAGGTGCAGATGCCCCAGCCGAAGTAACAAATGCCATAAATGATCAGCAAAAACAGATGTATGATGAGTTAAATAGTTGGATAAGTAAGATGGATGAATTTTCCGGATACTTAAATGGTACTGAAAGTAGTATTCAAACAACTCTTAACTCAGCTGAGCCTGATACAATTTTTGATAGTATTTCAAATGCTGAAACAAAGAAGATTGCTAGAGTAGCGATGGAAGTATCAGCATTAAGTGAAATCTTAAAAGGCTACTTAGCAGGTGCTAATGATCCAAAATATAAATTTAATTAAATATTAATATGAAAACAGATCAAGATTTAATTTTTGAAGCTTATGCTCAATTTGACAAGATCCACGATGAAAATGAAGAGTCGTCAGAAGGTGCTGTAAATTTACTAGAACAACTTAAACAAGAAATGCCAGAATTAGAAGATAAAGTAAATCAAATACTTGAAAAGGTATTCGATGCTGTTGATGTATTAAAGCAAGAGTCTTATGTTAATGACCCTGAATTAAGAAAAGCGCACGATTCACTTATAGAAGGCGATTTTTAATCTCAGTTAATAATAATTTAGCTTTAAGACCTGAATGAGTATTTTTTAATATAAATTCAGGTTTTATTTTGTCTTTATTACCAGCTACGCATATATCATTAAAGTCTTTAAAGCGCTTTAACTCTTTAGGCCATATAAAAACCTATTTATTGATCTGTTCCTTCTGTAAACTAGTAAACATCTTATCGCTTCTTTCAGTAATACCACAAGTAGCTAAACCATTTTCAACGAAATAACTATCAATAGGTCCTTCAAATATAAACACGTTATCTAAATCAGGGTTAATATTCTGCATACCGTATAAGCTTCTCTCCGCGCCTACTTTACTTAGATATTTCGGCCTTTCAAATAGATCCTTTTTAGTTAACCCTCTAGATTGATAAAATATTATATCTCCGTTTTCATCATAGAACGGTAGTATTAATCTATTCTTATGGACAGGGTCTTTTAGCGATATATAAAAAGTCTTAGGTTTATTAATACCCTTATTAAGCCTCCTACTCTCTATTAAAGTGGTAGCCATTCTTACTACAGCGCTATCTTTATAATACTCTACTTGACTTTTATCTGATAAATTAATACAATCTTCGGGTAGGCTTTTATCTACTGCCCTCTTAACTTCGATCGGTTCATCCCTCTGAACTTCAATATCTAAATCTAGATTCTTTACCTCGTTAATAATAAGGTGCATTGGTTTATTAGTTACATCGACTAAAAACCCCAACGTCTTCTTACTATATCCACAATTATGGCAATAAGCTAAATCTTTATTAGGTATATAGTAAAATCGTTTCTTTTTACCCCATGAATTACCCTCTTTACAGATCGGACAGCAGCCATTATACGACTTACTAAACTTATTATACGATATCTTATATATATTTTCGTATAATAAAGGTATGGTATACTGCTCAGGTATATTAATCACATACTAATTATAGTATATAATTTTTAAAGATCAATCCTGACCTCTACTTTGCCTCGTATTATTAGCCGATGTATGTACTGTTTGCCAGTCAACGATCGTTTCTCCAGTTTCTTGGGATTTAATACTTACAATACCTTTTTTAATCTGATGACCTGTAACAGGGTCCGAAAAAACTGCTTGCTCGTACGCTTTACCATGTTGAACATAATTATTATACGTAGGTCTAACAGTTTCACCAGTATATGGTGATCTTATCTGTTGGGGATTTACAAAATCATTTGGGTTATAATCGCTCATATAATTATTTATGACAGTATATCCATTAATCTATTCTTTTGAAAAAATGCTGCCTGCCACTTAGCTTCACTTTTAAGAATATTTTTAAAATAATTCTCACTACATAACCCTAAAAACTTTTCGTAATCAGGTTCAAAGCTAGAAAATTGTATTTGTGAAACAACGTATCCTTCTTCTTCACTATCGTCAGAAAGCTTTACTAATTCCAAATTTCTTTCGAAAATTTCTTGTTGTTCTAAGCTTAGGGTAATATCACCTTCAAGGTATTTTTTAATTTTTGCTTTTCCGAATCCCTTTAACCCGGGAATATTATCACTCTTATCACCAGCTAAAGCTTTAACTTTGATAAAATCTTTCTTTTTATATTTTATAATTTCTTCAAAATTATTATTATTAATTTCAACTTTACGGATCGGATCATACACTGAAACGTTTTCATCTATTAATTGGCATAGATCTTTATCTACAGTTACAATTGTATGTTTAAAATCTTCTAATTGACCTAAGGTATCATTAATAAACCCAATAGCATCATCTGCTTCGTATTCTCTAGGAAAGATAGATGGTATACCTAGAGAATATAAAAAATCTTTAATTAATTCGTTTTTATCATGAACCTGTCTATTACGCTCACTATCTCTATTTTGTTTATACTCTGGAAGAAGACTTTTTCTTTTATTAGGCCTGTAATCAGGTTTTTCATCCCAGACGCAGAATATCTCATCCGGGTTATACATCTCAACGTAACTCTTTACAGAATTTAGAAACATATAAACATGAAAGTTTTCAGACGTCTTTCGCATGTTTTGTGCAACCCAATATACTCTATGTACTAAGTTATTTCCGTCTATCGTTAGAACCTTCATTTTTTTTATATTGTGCAAGGATTACTTTGAAAACGTACTTAGGTACCTTTTCCATAAATTTAATAACCCCCTGTGTTAAGCCATCATCAAAGTCTTTTTGCGGTATTGCTGTTGTTATCATCTCAGGCATTCTAAGAAAATTATACGTGTGTTCCTTTTTATCTCGGCAAATGAAGCAGAATAATTGACCTGCAAACTGTCCATGATGACACGCATACATATCGCCCTGTCTAATCTTTTTAATCATAGCAGTCTACTAGTAGTTTAAGTTGCTCATTAAAATCTGTATATAGAGGCTCGTAAAATAGCTCTTCGCGTATTTTCGAACAGTCTATACTATATCTAAAATCGTGCCCTAGTCTGTCTTCAACAAATCTAACCGATTCATCAAGATCTTTACCTAGTATGGTACATATTTTATCAACCAACTCTATATTAGACATCTCTATTCCGGATCCAATATTATATACCCCGTTCTTACCTTTTGTAGCTACAGCCCATACTGCTAGATTATGATCATGTACATGCACCCATTCTCGTACATTCATACCTTCACCATACACAGGTACCTTCTTTCCAGCCTTTAATGCTTTTATAATTGTTGGTATAAATTTTTCACTATGCTGGTTAGGTCCATAGTTATTACAACAGCGTGTGATACTAATATTACTGTTAAATGTATTAATATATGATAGACATAAGAGATCGCTGGATGCCTTAGAGGCAGCATAGGGAGACCTTGGGGCGATAGGGGTACCCTCTACAAATGCAGGGTCGTCGAATCCTAAATGTCCGTATACTTCATCAGTACTAATATGAATAAACCTACCGTAATTATTATTAATTTTTCGGAAGCATTCTATCATATTTTGAGTACCAAGAACATTAGATTCTATAAAAACTTTTGGACTAGCTATACTATTATCAACATGAGATTCAGCTGCAAAATGAAATATATAGTCAAATTTATCATTAGTTAAAAATATATTTTCTAGCTGTAAACTATCTTTAATATCTACTTTATATTCTCTATCACATAGACCTTTAACATACTCTTTATTAGAAGCATATCCATCTTTATCTATGCATATAATTTTATGCTGCGGAAAATTATCTCTTAAGAATCTAATAAAGTTACCACCTATAAAACCATAACCACCAGTTACTAAAATATTCTTACCTTCTTCTACTGCTATATTCATTTTTTAATTATATCTGGGTTCTGCTTAATTGTTTGTCGAGTAATTAAATCTTTTATTTTCGTGGTCGACCATTCATGAGATCTAGTTGTATATATAACTTTGCCAGGCAAATCGTCTCCTGTAAATCGCTTACCAATGTAATCCTCACCCAATATTCTAACATCTGGTTTGAAAAACTTAATTAAATCAATCAATTCTTCTTCAGTTTGGTACATATAAACATCGTCAATATATTGAATAGCCATTAATGTTTTATATCTTTCATAATAAGGTATTACAGGCTTATATTTTGTATATCTTGTTGCTGAGGGATCTTTTTGTAAAAATACTAAAAATCTATCGCAATGTCTCTTTGCTTCTTCGAAAGTGTATATATATCCTGGATGCATCCTATCCCTATC